CAAGACAAACTGAAAACCAAATTTCAACCTGAAGAGCAAGAGGATGAAGTAAATGTCGATGAGAAAGTAAACAAAAATAAAAAAAGATGAAACAGAAGAAGAAGATAAAAATAAATCTGTAGCCAAAAAGTCTGAGAATATTGAAGAGGAAGCTGACATGAAAGCAGAGGAGGAAGGTGAAGAAGAGATATGTTTCGAGGAAAAAAAAGAGAAAATTTTATTGGATTCGGAAAATGAGACAAAAGCTGATGATAAAAGTGATCCCGACCTTGTAAAGAGAGAAAGTAAACCGATCTATGATAAAGAATGTAAGCATACAAAGAAAAAACAGAACAAGATTAAAGAAAAGGAAATTGATGTCGATAATGAGAAAAATGATAATGAGTGGAAAGATGATGAAATAAAAATCAATCGCGTCAAAAAGAAAAATGAAGCAGATGTAAAAGTGGAGAATGGAGAGTTAGCGGAGATGAAAAAAATAGTAGAAAGAAAGGATGAGAGCACAACAGCCATAGAAAGAAGAGAAAAAAATGAGGCGATGGCGAACAAAGAAAAAGAAATATCGGAGCTACAATCAAAAATAAATGAGGAAGAAGAATCAAACCATGAGAAGAAAAAAATGAAACCAATGAGGAAGACATCGAATCAAATAAAGAAGAAAATGAAGCAAAGAAAAAAAGCCGACATTAACAACAAACCTCATGATCCGAAAAGGAAAGGAACAGTGAAAACGGATCACGAATCGAAAAATCCGAAGGTAAAAATGAAAGCGGCAGAGACAACAGACATTCCAATAGTTAAAAAGAAAGCGGCAGAGACAACAGATATTCCGAAAGTTAAAAAGAAAGCGGTAGAGACAATAGACATTCCAGAAGATAAAAAGAAAGCAGCAGAGACAAAGACACCAAAAGCGGCAGTGAGAATGAACAAGTTAAAAGCAGTAGAGACAGAGATTCATAAGAGCGATGACTCAATCGAAGCTACACGGGTTAACTGTGAGACGGCACTTCGAGAAAGTTATATGCACGGCGAAACGTATTTTTGCAAGTTGCGTGATAATATCAATGAACGCATAAAACATTTTAATTTACTGAATAATCGATCAATGCCACCGATCGTGTTAAATTATGATGCTATAGATATGACTTACCAAGGTGAGACTTACGTATGTT